TCCCGGTAGTGGTCGTAGATTCGCTGCGTCACCCCGTGGTTCGTCGCCCCGCCGTGGTCCGCTGGATGGTTCGAGGCGCCGCCCTCCAGCCGGAGCACGACGTTCAGGCAGCGGTCGAAGTTGCCGGCCATCAGGAAAAGAACGGCCCGCCCCCGGATGGCGCAGGCGGGTCCGCCAGTCCCGCCACGACAGCCGCCCCACCCCACGTCGAGAGGAACGAGAGCAGAGGCGGCAACCCCGGGGCCGGGCCAAAAACGAGCGAGAAGATCCCGGCAAACCAGAAGCCGACGCAGAACGAACACTCAGCGCCGTCACGTAGGTGCCGCGGTAACCGCCTCCGGAGCGGCTCCATCACGGCCGAGCGCGAAACGAAAAGGGCGACCGCGCCAGTCGCGAGACTCAGCGCCGCGAGCCGAAGCAACACGGACTCCTTGACGGGCGCGGTGCGATCGGGACGACGCGCGTCTGGCATCCAGGCCGACGACAAAGCGGCGGCTCGGCGACGACAGGGTACTGAACGATCGCGAGACAGCACGGGCAACGCGCCGTCGTCATCCGCTGCCGTGGTATGTCAGCGCGCCGGAGCATTGGTCCGTTCCTTGAACGCGGCGATGGCAGCGACGAGATCCTTCAGCGCCACGATCGCCTCGGCCGCTGCCGAGGTCGTCGTCTCAATGATCCCGTCTCGCTTCGAGAGGATCGCGTCGAAGATGGACCCGCTAGGTGCCTCTGCCATTAGAGCCTGAGCCGCTCCGCTGGCTTGATCTCGCCCCAATCGACGGCGCGCTTCAGTTCGCGGAGCGCGGCGACCATCTTCTCCATGTCCTTCGCAAAAGCGTTCCCGGCGTTCCGCGCAATCAGGATGTCGAGCTGGTTGATCGTCATCTGCATTTGCGTATCGAACGCGATCAGGCTCATCGCGCCGGACTCAAAAGCTGCCTTCATCGTGGCGGCGTAGTCTTCAAGCCTGTCGGCGCCTGAGCCCAACTCTTCGTGGAGGCGACGGAAGGTGTCAATCTGCCGTTCGAGGCTTTCGGTCTGCGCATCCGTTGCCCGCATCAATCCTGTTTGGATGATCTCCATGTGCGCGTAGACCTCTTCCGTCGCATGCGCCTCCTCACGCTGCCGGACCTGTCGCTCTTCGAGCCGGATCATTGACTCATTCAGCGCGTCCATCGCCTCCGCCTCGCGGAGTTGCGCGTCCGCGAGAGATTCAGTTTTCGTCGTCACCTCTTCGATGCCGGTCCCGAGTTCCCCGTAAGACTCGCGAAGTGCCTTCGCCGCTGCGGCGTTCGCCTCCTGGACGGCCTTCATTTGCTCCGCAAGAGTGATCGCCTTCTGGAGTTTTGGGTCTAGCGTCGAGAGCGCGATCCCCTGTTTTTCGTACTCGTCCCTTACTTTCAGCAACGCGCCGGCGTTCGCGGCTGCGGTCGCCGCGGCGTCCTCGCCCTTCTTCTCGGATTCGGCCAGCGCCGTCGTCAGCAATGCCGTAGTCTTCGCAAGCTTCTCTGCCTCGCCGCTGGCCGACTTCCATTCGACGCCGAGCTTCTTTAGCTCTCCTGCCATCTCCTGTACGACACGCGCCGCCGCCTGGTGCGCTTTGATGACGGCGTTCACGTTGCCGGTCAGCGGTTCCAGGAGGCCGCCGGTTTTCTTGACCGCCTCCCCGAATTCGTCGAACGCGCCAGTAGCACCCTCTACCGCACCGCCCGTCCGATTGAACCAATCGCCGACCTTCGCGAGCGCTTCCGGAAGGCGCGAGAGATCGACGCCTAGTTCCTTCATCTGCGCGTCGAGTTTCTTCCCGACGTCATAGCCGAACTGGAAGGCCGCGAAGACGCCGGCGGCCTTGAGCCCCATGTCGGCGAACGATGCCCCCGCCGCCGACCCGCTCGCCTTGAGTTGCTGGAGGACGCCGTCTACGGATCCGAATGCGCCGCGCATCGCCTCGGCGCCCTGAGACGCGGCCGCACCGGCTTTCCGCGTGTTGTCAAGAGCTTCCTTTAGGTCCCCGGCACGTTTCGCAGCGCCAGCCGCGCGATCCTCGAGCGACTTGAGCGACGCCGCGAGCGCGGGCGAGATCGGCTGGCCAGTAGCGGCTAGTTTCTTTCGTAGCTCCTCAACCGCGAGCGTCGCTTGGGCGGAGGATTGGATCAGTGCGCGAGGTGAGTCCCCGACCGTGCCGAGCTTCTGCGCCGCCGCGACGACGTCGTTCAGTTCCTTCTCGAAAGCCTGAGCCCCAGCGACCGCCTCGCTGGGGTCCAGGGAGAACTTGATAGAGAGAGAGTCGTCGGCCATGACGTGTTACGCCGGGAACCGCCACCCTTGCCGCGCGAGAAGCGTAACGGTGAAAAGATCGTTGGCGCTATTGTCCGGCTGCTCCGCTTCTCCGGTGATCGTCTCGACGACCGTGCTCTGATTCGCCTTCGGCGCCTTCGCGCTCTTGACGGCGAACTGCGGGATGTCGATGACCAGAGACTCCCGATCAGTCGAGAGGACACCTGGGTTGATCGGGATGCGCTCGCCGATGAGTTCGATCCGCACGACGGCGCGATCGTCCGTCTTCATCATGTCGCGCCACTCGGACGAGTTCAGGTATCGGGTGATCGTGAGTTCGAGGCCGAAGTACCCGTCGTTGACGAGGTCCTGCAAGTTCCGTGCGCCGGCGCCGAGCGAGTTCACTTCCTTCTTCGGCGTCGTGAGTTTGAAGCTGCCTGCGGTCGCGTCGATGACCGAGCCTCCCTTCCGGAGCGTGACATGCGCATCGGTGAAGCGGGGCCCGTCGACGTAGAGGGCCGGAGCGCCCGAGTACGGTTCCGGCGACGCTCCGGAAAAAGCGCCAGGGATCAGGACCGCGCGGGCGAACTGATACTCGTCGCCGACGTTGAGGTCCCCGGTGATCACCTCAGTAGCGACAATCGTGAACGGCTGGCGATTCGAGCCGACATCGGCGCCGAGGTTGATCCCGTCCTCATCCGCGAGTTCGATGGAGTCGTTGAACTGAGTGCCGCCGCGCGTCTGTCTCGTGTCGGCATCCGTGTAGAGCGTGTAATCGGGGCCGTCATAGGTCGTCAGCGCGCCGACCTTCGACTTGAATTTCAGCGTTCCGCCTGGCCCGGAAATCGCGAGCGTGATCTTGATGTAAACGTCGTCGGTTGCGGCGAGGGCGTCGTACCGCGAGCCGAACGCGACGAACGTCCCGGGCCATGTCCCGGCGCCGCCGATCTTCACGGCGGGCGATGCCGTCCCGTAGTTTGCCCCGGTCATCTTCATCGTGTTGTCCGTGATCTTCCCGCCTGAGAAGCTGACGCTGAGTTCGTCGCACGCGACACCGAACAGAAGCGTCGGCGGGATGCCCGAAGCGCCGTCGTAGGTGAAGACGCTCAGGGTCCGCGGGGAGCGCCGCGCGACACTCGCCGCCCATACAGAGCGCACGACCGGAGAGCCGGCGGTCGGCGTAACAACCGGCTTTCCGAGTCCCGCCGCCAGGATCGGCGCGAGGTACGCTGGCTTGAGGTCGCCCTTCGGCGAGCCGGTGATCTTGATCGGCCCCGGGATTCCGCGAGGACGGCCCGCGGAACCGCGGAGACCCGCCGTTTCCAGAACGGAGAAGTCCGGGTCGATGTCGAACGAGTCCACATCGACGAAGAGGAAGCCGAGATTGCCGCTGGTCTGGTTGACCGTCGGGAGCACCTTCGTCGGGTCAAGCGTTGCCGTGTCGTCCGTGAAGATCGTCGTCGTGTTGTCGAAGATCGTCCCGCAGACCGCCCATGAATTGCCGTAGTCATCTGTCCGCTCGATGACACGCCGCGTCGTCCCGGTGCCGCCGACAGAGACGCCCGTCAGGCTCGCTGCCTGATCGGCGAGGGTGAGCGCCGACTCCCGATACCATGAGTCGGCTCCGGTGTGCCCCGTCGTCGCTCCGAAGGTGACGGAGATCCCGTAGCCGAGCAGCTGCGCGGAGCCCGTGATCGAGACATCCTCAGTCCAGAGGCCGAGGGTCACGCCGTCGTTGGTCCGCCATCTGAACTTGTCCGGCGTGCCTTCCGCTTCGATCTCGACTTCGAACATCGGCGCAGCGCCCCCGAGGGTGAACGTCCCGGAGAACGTCGCGTCGTCGAGCGAGGGAGTCCCCACGGCGACGGTAAGCGCCGCGTCGGTGCCGTGGCTCGGATAGGTCAGCGCGCCGGCCTCGTCGCCGTACGAGTAGCGCCAATGGAACTTGCCGGTGAGCGCCCCGGCAGCTCCGGCAGCCGCAGTCGCTGCCGACGCCGGGTTGGTGATCGCCTGCTGATTGATGCCAGGATGCCCGATGGAGTAGAGGCTCGAAGGTGAGTCGATCAGGACGCCGAAGAGGGCGTCAGCTCCCGAGGCTGTGGTCATGGTCTTCCTCCCTTTCATTGTTCGGAATGGATTCGGCGAAGCCCTGCACGAAGGCCCAGAACTTCTGGCGTTCGAAGGGCTCGGCTGTCGGGAGCCACTTCTGGATCGTGTCGATCATGTCGTCACACGTACGGATGTCGGCGCGGATCACGATCTCGGCGCTCACATCCTTGCCTCGTTGGTTTCCCAGGTCTGGACGATCGCGAAACGTCCGCCTTCTGGTGTTGAGTTTGGGGCCATCTGCATCACCTCATCGACGAACCGAAGATAGAGCGCCTCCCCTGCGATCGAGCCGATCGTCTCGGTCCGGAGGTTCGGCGTGTTCGGCGGCGCGAACGGCGAGCCGAAAAGCGTCTCGGCCATGTCAGCCGCCGCGTAGGTTGCCTCGGCAGGGGCCGCCCAATTCTCGCCAGTGATCGCGATGGTGAAGCGGTAGACGTAGCCTTGACGATCACGCTTCCCGATCGGGCCGGGCTCTCGCTTCGGCTTGCCAGCGTAGGAGACGACGACGGCCGATCCGCCGCGGATGTTGACTGCGAACCATGCCTCTGGCATACGGGTTTCAAGGATCTCGGTGCCGGGGAGCAGCGTCCCGATCAGGCCGATGAGGTTCGCGCGGAGCGTCGAGATCGCGGTCACGGTTTCGCTCCGAGCGTCTGCGCAATCTTCGTCTTGGCGATTGAAATGGCGTCAAGTTTCATCTCCGGCCACCAGCGGAAGAATGGCCGCGCCGGGATCGTGACCTGTTTCCGCATCGCCCAACGGTCGCCGATCTTGAAGCGAAGGAACTTCGCCTTCTTCGGTCGGATAGTTGCGCCGTAATTCAAGGCGCCGACGACTTGCGGAGGCTTCCCGGTGTTCGTGATGATGACGGCTTTCTTGTCGGCGGTGACGGCGTGGAAGAAGCCACGGACGAGGACTCCCTTATCGAGAAGCGGCTGCCCTCCACGAAGCACAGGTTTCCAGCTTCCCTTACCGCTTGACCGGAAGAGTTCAGGCATCCACTTCGCCGTGATGTAGTAACCGACGGCTTTCAGCGCTGGCTCAAGATCGGGGTCTTTGAGCCGCTTCATGGTTTCGGTTGGCAAGCTCATCGCGACCGTGATCATTAGAAGCTCCGGAAGTTCTCTTTCGTGAAGACGGGCGTGTTCGACGACCAACCGCCGGAAATCGTCGTCGTAGTCGACGTCACCGTCTCGGGCGGGAGATTCAACTCTCCCGACTCGAGCAGTTTGATCGCGGCGTCATAGCCGACCTTTGCTGCGGCGGCAGCGGTTTCCTGTTCACCGAAGCCACGGAAGACCCAGAGAAACCAGAACGCGATCTGCTCTTCGAGACCGGCCAGGAGGAGCACGGCCGCCGGATTGATTCGGTGCCCTATTCGGATGTCGATCTCCGTCGAGGCTTTCGCTAGCATCGCTTCTGCGATCGTGTCGTCCGGAGTGCCACCGCTCTGCGCCGTGAGGTCCCGGAAAATCCTGGGGCCGATGCGCTCGGCGAGTTTCATGGCGGTTGAATAGCTCATTTCCTTCCTCCCGAGAGAGCCTTCGGAGCGAGGCTCAGCTTGTCGAAGTTCCAATCGTCCTGCGCCGTCAGCCCTGTCGAGCTCGCGGTGATCGCGTTTCCAACCTCGTCAGCGGAAACTTCCGACACATAACACCGACAGTTGCTACAATGAACCCCGCCGGCCGACAAGAGGCCGCTCTTGCTTTGGAGGTCATAGACGTGTCCGAGAAAATCGAATTCGCAGATCTCGACAATCTCATCGCGCTCTACAGAGGCGGCCTCTCTATGAATCAGCTCGCTGAGCGGCGCGGTGTTTCGCGTCTCCCGCTCACGAAGGCTTTCCAGAAAGCCGGAGAACCGATTCGTGGCCGAAGTCAGGCTGAGCTTTTGAAGTGGGCTGGCATGAGCAGGCAGCAGACGGAGCGTCAATGCAGAGCCGCCTGGGCTGCCTGTCGTGGCCGAAAGCAATCTGCCGGGGAGAGACGACGCGGCGCCAGAACGCGATCTCGACATCTGACCTGCCGCGGCCTGTATGAAGATGACCTCGCGCGGGAGCTCCGCGAAGCCGGATTCCGCCTCCGTCAGCAGTTCCAGGTCGGGCGCTACAACCTCGATATCGCTTTGATGCCCGAGCGCGTCGCCGTGGAACTCTTCGCCGGAAGCGGCGACACTGCGAGAAAAGCCGCTGCCCCGAAACGTCTGGAACATCTTCTCGATCGGAAGTGGCTTGTCGTGTTCGGGGATGTACGACGTCGCCATCGCGGCCCCGCTCCCGTCCAGACGATCTGCCAATACGTAATCGCCCTGGCGCAGCGCGTTCGCCGGGGCGAGGCCCTCGGGGGTAAGTACGGGGTGATTCGGGGTGACGGTAAGACGACGAGCACCCCGGGTCGTTATGTGAAGAACTTTCCCCGCATAGAGGAAGCGTGAGATCCAGAGCGGACGAGCACGAACAAGCGTCTCCCCGACGAAGCACTGCCAATGAACTTTCGGGAGCAGGTGCCTCGCCGCCACGTCGCTTTTCAGGAATACTTTTCCGTCGAGTTTCCGGCAGATCTGATCCGGGCACTCGTCGTCCTCGTCATTCCTCGCGTCTATCACGGCGTTGAACCGCCACGCGGGGTAATCCTCGCCAGCCCCGCCGAACATGTCGCCGTAGCGCGCGCCGTCGAAAGCATTCGTGACGTTGGTCCGGAAAACGAGCGAAGCATAGGCGTCGCTCTTGAACACTCCCTCTGTCGCCGCTTGCCATTCGGCAACCGTCATCCCCTCCGCGAGTGCCTTCCCGAGCAGATTCAGCAGCCGCTCGCGCACCACGTCCGTCATCGTTCCGGCGGCCGAGAACGCGGAGCCCTTGAGTTCTTTGGCGAGCGCATCGAAGACGTCTTTCGGGAGAACGTCTCGCGCAATCCACGAGTCGTATACCTTCGCGAGCTCGGGGAACTCGTCAATCCAGACCGGGCGCGGCGAGGTGACCGGCATTTAAGCAGCCCTCCCGAGTGGATGCGTCCATACGATCACTTCGACATCTACGGCGCGCGTCCCGCCGGATGTGATCGCGTCCACGTCGAGCGTGAGCCAGCCGCCGAGAGAGGCTGTGACGATGGGGTAGCTCGCGTCGTCTGCGGATCCCTGCGCGGCGATCGTTGGCGCCGTCCCAAAGATCGTCGCGCCACCGAGGTTCACGTCAAACGTCGTCGAGCCAGTCGCCCCGGTCGACGGCGCGCGGACGGCTGCATCCACGCGGTCAATGACGAACGGGCGGGCAACGCGCGCCCTGGCGACGTTCGTCCCGCTCGTTTCGTTCCCGCCGACAGCCAACCGGATCGGCTCCGCGTTCGGCTCGAGGAACGTGCGGAGATCCGTGATCGATGTGATCGTCGACGTCTTCACGACCTTGCAGAGCGGGAGATCCCCGCTCGTCGATGGCGTCTCCGTCCCCGTCTCGACGACCGTTCCGGAAGTCGTCAACCAATAGAACCGGGTCGACGAGCTCGCCGGCGTGAACGTCTGCCTGAGAGTGTCGCGGAGCATCGTTCCCTTGAGCAGTGCGCGCCCCGGTTCGATGGTCAGCGCGGCGAGCCCGACGCCAGAGGTGGCATAACGTGAGCCTATGGCGTAGGTCGAGATGCTCTCGGTCTGGATGACCGAGGTCCCGCCAGCCGCATAGTAGACGGTGACGATGGCGATGAGGAGGTGCCCTGTCGGTAGGGACGGAGCGACGGCGGAGGCCGTTGCTGCCTTCACGCCCTTCGTCGCGACGGCTGCAACGCCCGTCGCCCCGTCCCCGGGAGGCTGAGAGATTACTGCCATGTACGCCTGTCCCGCCGTCAGTGCCGCAGCCGCGGAATCGTTCTGGTTGAGCGTCAGATCCGTAACGGCGCTCCGTCGGTACGGCAGGCCGTCATAGACGTACCAGCATCGGGAAACATGGACCTGATCGTTCGGAGAGCCGGTCGCCGTGACCAGCGGCGCCTCGACGAACTCCCGGATCGTCCGGTCGCCGAGCCCGGTCAGGATGCCGCCGCCCTGATCGGAGATTCCCGAGGAGACGCCGAAGGTGTTGTCCGCGTAGGAGAGGACGAGCCGGAACGAGACAGTCTCGGTCGCCACGCCGTCCTTGAGTGGCGGGTGAAGCCTGACTTCTAGAAAGCGGGCGCCGTTGCCGGGTATGTCCGGCACCGGGAGAAACGTCCCGGAGCCGAGGCGGAACCAATCTGTGACGGACGCGACCCATCCGGCAACCACGGCCTGGCCGCTCGCGCCGTTGATGCGAGCCTCGAACCAGTGCTCGTCGAGTGCCGGGACGCCGGAGACGACCCACGTTCCAGGGGAGGCTTCGATTTCTGCGCTGACTCGGACTGCCGCTGCCGAACCGCCCGGCGTTCCCTTGTTGAACCAGACATGAAAGATTTGCGCGGCGGAAGTATTGCCAGCTGCCGCGCTGAACGTGAGCCCTGTCGCTGGCGTCGCGTCATCTTCAAGAAGGATTGTTGCGCCCATCGGTCAATCTCCTTCGTCAGCGAGGAAGGCGAGCAGGAACACGCCGTCGTCCCACGGCTCCATGTCGGCATGGGCCTGTACTTGCCGCGTCTCGACGATGCTCGGCTTCATGTCCGAACGGTCGATGGTGACGCGCTGGATGCGCGGGCTCTGCGATCCTGGCACACGTGGCGCGCCACCCAGCTCTGTCGCATACTCCCAGTTCGGCCACGGCACCGGGTGCCCGACCTCCATCGACTCGCCACCGTAGAGGTGGACCCACCACGCGCCATCGGGCGTCGCCGAGACGGCAAAGGACGGCGGGCCATACGTCCAATTGAACGAGCTCTCGTGGTACTGCATGTCCGTCTTGCCGAGGAGTTCTAACGTGGACAGCTTCCGGACGCAGAGCGACGTGGAGCCGCCATAGCTCACACCGTCGAAGTTCTCCACTTCACACGTGAGGACGAGATCGGAGTTCGGCCCGCCGAAGCAGAGAGACTCGGTGTTGGCTCCAACGGCGCCGCCGCCCCAATGCTCGCCGGCGGGGTAGTCCATGTTCCAGCGCGGCTCTGTATTGAGTACCGCGACTCCAATATCGAGATAGAGGTTAGTGCCGCCCTCGGGATGGGTGATGTACCAGCGCGGGAAGCCCGGGAGTACTCGCGGCTCATGCCCCTTCGACAGCCAGCGTCCACGCCCGTCCCATACGTTGCCCTTGTTGTCGCCGAAGCGAAGAAGCGCCTCGATGTCGGCGGCCTCTCGGTCGCACACGCCGATAATCGTCTCTGAAATGACCGAAGCGCTCCCGCCAGCACCCGCCATCGACCGCGAGACGTTCTTCGTCAACAGCGTGTTCCCGTGAACGAGAACGATCTGCCCGCCGATGGGCGCGCAGTCCGTCCCGTCGAGACGGTTGATGAGCGGGAGGCCGTCGCAGCCCGTCCGCTGCACCGCCGTTCTGATCTCTTCATCGCGCGCAACGCGATCCTCTACGAGTGCTGCAATCGCTGCCGCGATGTCGCGCGGCCCGGTCGCGGCCGGAGGCGGCGGCACGTACCGGGAGCCGGTCGGCCCTGCACTCAAACCCATGACGGAGGCACCTTCATCGTCGTCGTTTGTCGCGCACCACCGTTGAGCACGTCGAGCGTCCGCCGGATCTCCGACACGTAGCCATCGACGTCGACGATCTGCTTCGGGCGGCACGTCACCCGAACGAAATCCCCGACTCTCAGGTACGGAACCATGCGATGCGAGATCGTCACCGTCCGCGCGTGGTCGCGCCTGAGCCGCCGCCGAGCCCACGTTTCTAGTTCCTCGATCGACTCAGCGAAGTCGATGGCGGACGGCGAACCCTCGCGGGCGATGTACCCGGAGGCCGCCGACGCCCTGAAAATCTTCATCATCACTTCCTGCTGAAGCACCGGATCTGTCGTGCTGCCGCGCGGAGCGCCCGGAGTCGCGTCGTTGATGAAGACGACTTCGGTAGAGTTCATCATCCCGAGCTGTATGACGGTCGTCGTCTTCGTGTGGTTCGTGTCCGCGAGGTTGCCCTGCCACGTGATCGTCTTGATACCAGTCTCGCGGAACACGTCGATCGGTGTCCCTGGATGCGTCGGCGAATCGGCTTCGATCCACGACG